AATTTAAAGGTATCACCACCAGAGTTTTTAAAATTATGCACAGCTTCAAGAAGTTCTTTTTTGAAACTTGTGGTTAAAGTAGAGCTTATAGCCATATCAAATTCCTCTAATAATTTTTGCTAATTCTTCCTCTCCACCACCTATTAAATCTTGTATTAGAGAGGCTTTATAAGATTTTAACGCATTTTTTATATAAATCAAACAAACCTGATATATAGCATCTTTGTAAGCTCTTGCTTGTTCTCTAATATGTGGTTCTTTATCTTCTGAATAACTAACTATCTTTTCTGTAAGTCTTTCAGCCCAGAACTCAGGAGGATGACCACCAAAACTTGTTGTTTTTGCCTCTATTACACCTAGCTCAGGCATACCTGCTGGGGTTATATCACTCATTTACACAAGCCTCTAAGTATTTTCGTGGATTTAATATTTCAACAAATCCATCAGTTTCAATAACTACTCTTGCACCACAAGGCAATAATGGCTTGTCATTACCGCCATACTTTACTATTACCTCACCTGTAATTTTAACTTCGTGACAATAAGTGTTAGTTCTGCCTTCTTTAACAGTTATTACAGGCTCATTTGTGCCATTTTTTTTATTAGCTCTTATTTTATGTTGATTTACGTGTATATATTTTTTTACCATTTATTTGGCTCCGGTGGCTTTAGATGTGAGTCATTTCTATCAACTAAAACAGGTTTTTGTTCTTTTTTAGTAATTTCTATTTCACTTAAGTTTTTTACATTTAATCCAGATTCATCCTCAAAAACAATTAAAGGATCGGCTAATCTGTGGTAACCGTATAGTTTTTGTGGGGCAGGTACATCGGTATCTAATAAAGTTGATGATGCTGCAACCTCTATTTGCATACCTGCATCAATACATTTTGATAACCAGAACTCTACACACCCTCTTCCTGCCTCTGCAAAATGTAAATTTCCTTTATAAGAAAAATCAACACCGAACATTTTAATATTTTTTACTTCATTCCAGTATGCAAATGCTATGGCGTAAGCTACAGTATTATTTAAATAATGACAGTTGGTGTCTCTTACAATTTCGTGTACAGGATAATCAACTAATCCAGGACATCTATCGTCTAATTGACAAGTGTAAATAGGCCCTTCGTGATTAAGTAACATTTCAACCATACTGGTTGTTTGACCGCCGGCATCATCTGATTCTAAAAATCTAGACGCAGGATCCATCATAAATACCCTATCGTGATAAATTACACTGCCTACAGCATTTATTGCCCAGACTTCATCAAAATGTGTACCGTGTGATTTAGCTAAATTATAATCAAACCAACTTTTTCCCATGCCGACTATGGCTATAGTCGCCCCTTTTAAGCTTTCGATTTTTTCCATAATGTTTTACGATACCGAAGTCCTCAAAGAGTCATATCGGTATTCATCCCTTCTACCTCTTGCTTCTGCTCTGTTTTTCAATCTGTTAACAGATGAAGCAAATCTTTGCTCATAAGCTTGTAGAAGATCTTGTTCCCCCTTCATAAATATATAAGCTTCAATTAAACTACCATACAACAAAGCATTCCTAGCATTATTAGATAGCCAGGTTCCTGTTGTATCAGTAACCAGTGAATTAGGTTTGTAAAGATAATGCAACTCTACTGTGTAATTAGCATCTGGTACTGGACTTACAATAATAGTAGATCCATTGTTAGACGCTGTAGAGAGCTCTTTATCAAAATCAGCGTAATACTTTGGTAGACCCCTTAGCGTTGAATCTGTGGGGTCTACGCTGTATTCACGCATAAAAGATGGATGTTTCTTGTCTAAGTAATGATAGTCGCCGTTGCCATCTACAACAGCTAATGAAAAACTTAGTTGATAATCTGTTGGAGTTGTTAAATACGTATTACCAGTTGTTAGTGATCCAGTTACGTTTTTTCTAAAATAATCAAACTGCACTAAATCAAATATTCTATTTTCTGCATTTTTAATAAAATCATCTAAACTGTTTACAAATGTAGTTTCAGTATTTTCTGTATAATTTTGTATTAATGTTTTTAACTCTGCTAATGTCATGATATTTGTATTGTAACCGTCCCTAAGCCTCCTGTCATTTCACTTACACTAAAGTTAGTGCCCAAAGTTGCTGGGTTCATAGTATTGTATCTAGTAATATCATTATTGACTACTACAACAAAACCTTCTCCAACTTCATGATCATTATTAGGCCTAGGCTTATAAAGAGCTTCTGGATCAGCGGTTGCCGTTAATGGCTCTAATTGTGGGTGTTTTGGCTCATAACAACTATTGCAAGTTTTTAATCCGTTCCATTCTTCTTTTAGATCTAATAACTTATATTCAAAACCGCATCTATCACATAAAGCTTTTGCAAATTTGCCAGTTGCGTACGCCATTAAAGAACTCTAAGTCTTGGCCTTACTTTAAATGAAGCTCTATCTTCATCTTGGTCTGCTGCTCTCCTAAATTCTTCTTCATACAAAGATTTAAGTTGTGGAGTAAGTTGTGGTGCTCTTTTTTGTGATATGTAATAAGCTAACCCTGCTACAAAACAAGGAAAAAATCTAAATGGCATATCCATAGTATTTGTTGCCGCATCTGCATCATCCATTCTAACAAGCTTATTAAATACTAATACATCTGTAGAGTTTTCAGGTGCAGGCCATATTTTTAAAGATGGTGTGCTTAATTTATCTAAGAAAAATTGTGAAGGTCTTGCTTTGGTGTTTTTATTTGGGATATTAATATACTCTGATCTACTAATCCTATTCATGCTTATATCAGTTTGCACATCATTCACTGTTCTACGTAGAACAACGTCTAAAACATCTATAATATTTGAATTAAGTGAATAACTGCTAGTGCCTTCTGTAACCGTTTGAGTTGCTTGTTCTATCGTCCACTGATTAAGGCCTCTGTTTGCCCATTCTGCTAACATTAAATTAGCTGATCTTATACCGCTTTTTAAATCATACCCTGTTCTTAACTCAAGGCCACATCTTTCATAAGCTTCTTCAATAAACTCAGTTATATTAGGTTCGAAGTTTGTGCTTCCTGATAACGCCATTATTCTCTATCTCCCTGGTTATATAGATTATCAAACGTTATATCCGGATCCATATAACTCTCATGTTTTTCAGCCGAATGTATATACTGACTTGGAGAAAAATCTGGTGGACCCTCTCCAGTACGCCATAAAGCTGGATTCGTTGCTCTAACTCTATTATTAGGTAAAGCTACAAAATTACCAGTATATTCACCAGCGTCTGTTAAGTATAGCACATGACTTTGTTTATGTTGTGCAGGATCATCAGCGATACTGTGCTCTGTATAATCTACCGTAAACATATATCTACCGGTATAAAATTCACCACCAATTTTGCATATCCAAGGTGATGAGCTAACCCTATCTAAAACGACAACTGAATGATGGTGACTAAGACAATCCCAAGGTTGGGCTAAATGATCTTCCATAGCTTTTGGCCATTCATCTAGCTTTATGTCAGCTACAAGTGCTTCTATCGGCATTCTTGCCCACATAGCGCCACCGTGTACGTTTTCGTCTGGATAGCCCTCAAAATCAGTTTCACAACCTGTGAACACAACTTGAAATGATAATGATCTGTCTGGAATAGTGTTGACTGCGAATGCTAATGCATGCAGGTATTCACCATGATAGTTTTGATGATTTGCAGTAAATTCTCTTCGAACCCAACATTTAAACTGCGGTATGTTGGAAATCAAATATGACATAGTTCCCCCTTATGTCTTAATTATTTTACGCCGCCTTTTGCTCTATATTTAGACTTTTTATTTGCTCCCATACCGGATGCATACTTTGATCTTTTCATACCACCACCAGCAGCCATGTACTTAGAGCCTTTCATAGCTCCACCTCTAGCCATATATTTAGAGCCTTTAGTAGCTCCGCCACCAGCCATATATTTAGTTTTTTTCATACCACCGCCTTTAGCAGCGTATTTTCTTCCTTTCACTCCGCCGCCCATAGCGTACATTTTAGTTCTCTTAAACATTTAGTTCCTCACTTTTTCTTTGTAGTTTTCTTAGTTTTTTTCTTTGCAGCTGCCTTTTTCTTTGGTTTTACGACATTACCTTTTGCATCTAAGATAATCCGATCATCTGAAACTGGCGCATCTGGTCTAACTTTTGCGTCAAGTCTTGCTTGTAATTTTGGGTCTACATCACTTTTTTTCTTTGGCATATTATCTCCTAACTTATGGTGGTAACTTTTCTGCGATTGTTCATAACTGCACCACAACCTTTAGCTATAAAACCACCTTGTTTCATTTTAGCACGGTTCTGCTTTCTCATAGCTTTCTCTATAGCAAGGCCTCTTGTTCTTTCATAAGAAGAAAGTTTACCATCTTTATTAAGATCAGCTTTTTTTGGATTTGCTAATGGTGTGCCGCCTTTTTTTAATTTGTTAGATACCATAATTGGTTTACCTTTTCTGTTTGGATTTGGATCCTTTTTTCTTTTCCTAGCAACAAGTTTAGCACGTTCTGACTTAGATAGCTTATTTGCTTTACTCCTTGGTATACATTTAGGCTTACCCTCAGCTTTTTTTCTACCACCGCATGAGCCTTTTATAGAGCCATCAGCCCCTAATCTTACCCAATCTTCATCAAGCCAACTTTGTAACTGCCCTTTGCTCATCTTAATCTATCCGGCATAACTATACCTTGGCCTCTTATAGGACCACCAAACCTTTTACCTTTTCGTTTACCACCTTTAGCTTTTTTTGCGTAATTTGGATCTTTGCAATATTTGGAGGCAGCTAAATTGGCGTAAGCGCTGGGATAAACATCAAAAGTTCTTTTTGCCCAGGCTTTACCCTCTGGACATATTTTACCTTTACTCTTTGCTTTCTTCGCCATAATTTAATCCGTCTAAATGATAGTTTAAAGTAAGTTCCTCACCTTTTTCAATCTTTCTAGCAGTAAAAACATTATATACCCTATAATCATCCCAATCTAATTCTTCTGTTAAAAAACAATTAGCATCATCTGAGTGATTTAAAAAACCGCCTATAGAAGTTCTTACATAACCAGTTATTATTGGTACTTTAATATGCGACATACCTAAATCAAAATCTGCATTAATAGTTTCTATTGCAAATAAACCATGGCCTTCTATAGGACTTTTTTGCACTTCAACGCAGTCAGGCAGTGGCTTATAATAAAATTTATTGTAAACAGGATACATTATTTAATTCTGCCGTGTTTTTTTCTAATAGCATCCTTGCCACGTCTAAATATTTCTGCTTGCCTTGGTTTACCGCCATACTTAGACCTTTGTTCGCCTACTGTTAATATTTGTATTAATCTAGCAAACGGTTTTCTTGTTTTTTTTACTTTTGCAACCGTATCTTTAGCATCTTGGATTGTTGCGTATTTGATAGATACGGTGTCTTTGGGATTTTCGTCTGTATATAGGCGGCGACCTGAGCCTTTTGGTTTTTTACCTGTGCCTATTTTAGGATCTTTTCTTTTTCTTGCTGGCATTTCTAGCCTTTTTTGTTTGTGCTACTATCTTTTCTAGCACTTTAACTTGAGCTGCATGAGATTTAGAGGCTTTTTCAAGACCTTTTATTAATTTATCTAATTCTTTAGTGTAATGATAACTCAACAGTCCCAATCCCTTCTTGCCCAATAATTTGCTTTCATTCTGTCATTACCTAGTTTTTCACTCCGTTTACAGTATGACCTTTTTCTTTTTGGATCATTCTTATGCATGCCCAATTTAGCATCTCCAAAAGCAATACGCTTTATTTTTCCCGTAGATGGATTTTTAACAAAGACTTCTTTACGTTTTTTACCATATCCTGGGCTACCCTTTGAGATAGCCCTAGGTCTGTTAAGTGTTACAGTTTTACCCTTGTAAATAGCCATCAATCATATTCTTTGATCATTTCCAAAATAATCATATATGAATCACCGCTAGAATGTCCTGTAGTTGTAAGATCAATATCTCCAGTTACACCAGATCCAGCATTATTTGGAATGCCAGTAAAACTGTCGTAGTATTCATCTCCAGTTGAATCAGCTGGTAAACCTATAAGTAAAACGTTAGAAGTAGCATCAAACTCTAGTTTTACAGACATGCCTACAGTCGCCCAATATATCCTTTGGATTTTGACTTTAGTGCAAGTTTGTCCTTTTGAGTTTGTAGCCAACGCAGAAACGTCTACCTTTTTTACAGCAGATTCACCTGTGCCATCGCTGACATTGGTGAATTTCATCACCAGATTTCTCTCACCATCTTGGATGGTTTGCGAGGTTACTGCATCTGCCATAGTTTACTCCTATCTTTCGACTGCTGCTACAACGTAGTCAATAGTCATAGTTTGTGCTGAAGCTTCACCATTTTGAATACCAAATGATACGGTTAGTTCCTCATCATCTGGTAGGTTTGTGATTGCAACACCAACTGGAGCAGCATTGTTGATTGAATAAAATACTTTTGAAGCATCTGGATCAATAAACCAAGTGGTTGTGATAAAAGTATCATCAGCCATAGTTGCTACATCTTCAGTAGTTGTAGCGCTGTTATCTTTTTCAACTAAGAAATCTAGACCTGCATCTCCATCTGCTGAGATAAAAAATACACCGTCTGTTGTATCAAGTGGTGTTGTATCGGTAATACCAAGACCCATTACAAAGTCTGATTGGTCAACGTCATTTACTTTAAATCTAGCTGAAAAATAAGCTTTTTTACTTGTGCTAAGTTTAAAACCTTCGCCTTTTAATTGTAAAAAGTCTAAGTCATTATCTCCAGCAGCATTAGTAAGCAATAAAGCTCCGCCTGCTGATGAAGTTACAGCTTCAGATGCACTTCCTGTACCGGCTTCTGTAGTTGTAATCGTCCAATCGCCAGAGTTATATGTAAAAAAGTCATTGTGATACATATAAAACGTCTGATCTGACGGATATGGTGCAAACATAGGTTGGTTTTTCTTGTGCTCAGTAGCAACAGTATTACCTGCCCATAGTATTAAGTTTTGAAAATGTGGATTAGCCATTATGAACTCCTTTATCTTGTATTAATGGAAACCTTACGGCCCTCATCAAGCTAATTAATTTTATAACCTCTTAAATTCTATACCTTATTGATTACCTTAGCAACAAAAAAGGGAGCCGAAGCTCCCTTAGAAAATTGTAGTTGAGTAAGAAACGCTACAATAAATCGTTCCTATTAAGCACCTTGAGAACCGAATACGGCTCTAAAGTTTGAGTATCCGAATGAATATCTCTCTCTAGCTTTATATCTCATGTTACCGGTATCGAAATCACCTTCTAATGCAGTTTGCATTGGAGATCTTTCAAAATACTTAAAGCCGTCAGGACAGTCGGTTTTAATGAAATAAGCATCTGTATCTGTTAGATAGTTATTAACTACATAACCCTGTGGCAACATTCCCATGTTGTTTACAGCGTTGATGTCGTTATCTGAAGTACCAACTCTACCTGGAGAGTTAAGTAGTCTATCTGCAACAAATACCAACTGTGGTGGAACAATAAGTTTCATTCCCTGAAGCGCTATATTAAGACCTCTATCATCTGTAAATGTAGAAATACTAATAAGATTATCTTCAAGAGATGTCTCATTTAAGTCAGCCATAGTTGTAGCTCTGTTTGCTAGTGAGCCACCGCCGCCTAGTGGATGATCTGTTGCAATCAAAGTTTTACCATCGCCACCAGTGACACTAAACGCATTGTTTAGTACCGCTGCTGCCTTGATTTGCTTTGTATTTGCCATAGATCTAGCTAGTGCTTTGGTATATCTTGCGCCAAGTCTGTCATAAAGATTATCCTCAATAGCCTCTTCTGTAAGAGCAAAAGCTAAAGCCACTGTCTCGTGGGTATAACGTGAAGTGTAGCCTTCGTTAGCGTTATCAAATCTGACTCCGCTACCTTCTGCTTTTACTTCAGCATTACCAAACCCTACGATTAGAGTTTCTTCTTCAAATGCTCTATCTGAAGATTCACTTTCGTAAATCTCTAAATGTTGAGCCTCGTAACGAGAATATTCCATACCGAATAAGGCGTTCAAACCAGGCTCTAATTCTTTCGCTAATTGCGCTCTATTTATTGCCATTTATTTATACTCCTGTTGGGTCGATATAGAAGTGCTCATTAAACTTGACTATTACATTCACGTTTGCTGAACCCGTTGTGCTGTTATCTGGATCTGTACTAAAGCCCATAATTCTAAAAGTCGCAGTAGTTGCGGCTGTTGTTCCTGATAATTCCATAGCTGACATACCAGTTTTGGTAGAGCCAGATGTATAGGATATATCAGCGTTCAAACCGACATCAGTTTGAGCTGGAGAACCTGCACTTTGAATCTCAAATACAGCGTGTGGGTCATCATGCACGAATGCAACAATATCAGACGAAACTGTGCCATCGGGGTAATGTGAGCTAAAAACAACTTCTCCTGAAGAGTTTGTAAACTTACAGCCTCTAAACACACCTAATGCTTCATCACCAGCAGCAGCTACTAAAATAGTACCAGCATTGGTCATTTTCACTAGGTCGCCTGAAAAAATGTTCCCGGATGCACCTGAAGCAATCTCGTATTCAGTTGTACCGTTAGAAGTAGGTCCTGAACCAAGTGCGCCAACAAGTCTTGCACCAAATGGGGCATTCTTATTTGCCATAATAAATCACCTATATATTTAAAATGTATATTTAGTAATCAACTTCGTTGACCACCGCCAAAAGTTACTTTGCTTTTTCTCTCTGGATTTAAAATCGGAGAGTTTGGGTCTGATTCTCTGAGAAGATCATTATCAACGGCTTCTTGCTGCGTTGATGCACGGTTTTGAAAGTAGGAGTTTCTCTCTTCCCGTGTTTCATTAGGAATCTTAGCCAATAGCAAACCACCAACTGATACTACACCTGCATGTTTACCGTTATCTATGGTAGGAAGTTCAAAATCAGGTAACTCTTCAGAACGCACTAGGTCGAAACCTTCACGCATTCTTGATGTTACATTCTTTTTATCTTCCGCACCTACGAGTTCGGCACGTATCCACCTGTAGGTATAACCTTCAGGCGCAGGAGGAGTGTCCAACATTGATGGTGGGCTCCAAGGTTTGCGAGCTTCATTACTAGCTCGAGTGTCGGCAGAACGAGAAGTTCTGTTTTGTTTGTCAGTATTATCTGTCATATTTATTACCTTTTAACATATTTTGCGTACTCTTTCAAAGGTACGTTTAATTTTTTTGCCATAGCTACTTCGCTAGGAGACAACTTTACTTGTTTCTTACCAGCTTTCCCTACAGACCTGTTAGCCGAAGCTACCTTTTGTTGAGGTCTCGGTTTTACCGCTACGTCATCAAATTTGTCAGGATGTTTTACCCTAATTCTTTTATCTACTTCAGCAAAGTATTCATCTGAACCTTCAACATAACCTTCACTAACAAGCTCTCTGTCAATAACTTGAGCACTGTTATACATATCTTCATCCTCTAAAAACCACCTATTGTTATTAATCCAAGCTTCTGTAGTTGGATGGATGCCAGGTTGTTGTGGTTGAATAGGTTGTTGAGGTTCAGCTTGAGCCTGTTCTTGTTGTGCTTGAATTGCTTGTAAGTTTTGCGTCACATTATTTTCTTGTACAGCTATTTGCGAAAGCACTTCTTGGGCCTTTGCAACTTTATCAAAGTCAGAGCTTTCATGGGCTTGTTTTAATGCCTCTATAGCTTGCGCTTTTTGTGCCGTCAATCTGTTTTGAGATTCTGAGTATGTAGATTGTTGCAACGTCTGAGCTTGTTGTTGTAATGCCTGGTTTTGCCTTTGCATTTCTTGTGCATACTTCGCTGCATAATCTTGACCACGTTCTGCTTCCCGTAATTTACGAGTTAGCGTGTTGATGCGTTTCTGAACTTTATCACTATAATCTGTAAGTTCTTCTTCTTGCGCTTCAGCAGGTTGTTCTACCTCGGCTTCTTCAACTGGCTCACTTTCTGTTGTTGCTGCTGGTTCTTCAGTTACCTCCTCATCAAGCTCAATAACTTCTCCCTCATCAACAACTGCTTCTTCTTGTACTTCTTCTTGTTTTATTGCTTCTTCCATATTGTTCCCTAAATTGCAAGAATGTCATTAGGATCAAGTATGGTTGCTATCACTTCATCGTCATTAATGATTCTGCATTCAGATTCATCTCCAAGTTTGAAACGTGCTCCAGCATACCTACCTATCAACACCCATTGTTTTTCCTGACACCAAGGCTTATCAAATCTTGATTTATCGCTATAGCAGTCAGGGCCCATCTTTACAACATAGCCAACAACCGTAGCTAGTCTTTCTCTATCTACATGTGATTGCACTAACTGAATACCACCTTCTGTTACGCCTTTACCAGCGTACGGTAGTATCAGCATGCGCCACCCAGTCGGTTGCGGCATACGTTCTAAAACTGATTTGTCTAATAATGTTGGATCAAGAACTCTAGCCTCTTGTGAAACATAAGGCAGTTCTTGCTTAGACTCTTGTTCTGTGGTTTCTTGTTTTTCTGATTGTGCCTGTTCGGCTTCGATTTCTTTGGCTATGTGATCAGGAACCTGTATCTTTGATGTCATCTTTAATTACCCTACCTAGCAGTTCTCTAAAAATATTTTCTGCGTCAGCCAGAGAACTGTAGCGCCCCCGCAGATATTCGTATTGCGCATGGTCTTTACACCCTGCGAGTAAAGTGTCCTTTACATCCTCCCTTCTAAGTTCTAGTTCTTTAAGATACTTTTTACTTAGCCAAGCTTCGGACATTAATAAACACCAGAAAACTTGCCACCAAATTCAGCTGCACCCATACCTCTTGCTTTACCTTTACCCATACCTGGTTTTGGTGTGGTATTAGTATCGAAAGTACCTGCGTTGCTTTTTAGGGGGACCGTACCTTTATTGCTATAACCATTTTTATTGGTTAAAACTTTTGGTGTTTTCTGTTGATTTACTGTTGTACGTTTAATCATGCTGTTAATTATGTAGGGTTAAATTATTTTTTGCAACACTTATTGTCTATTTTGTAAATCTATATTTTTAAACAATCTTTGCTGATCGAGTCGTGCTCTTGCAGTATCGTCACGCATTTCTGCTATATCTTCACTAGCATTAATACGCTCACGATCTATTTGTGCACGTCTAGCAGAATCTTCAGCTTTTCTTTGCTCTTGTGCAATAAACTGTTGTTGATCAAGTGCTAACTCTTGACCTTTGAGTGCAAGTTCTTGTTTTCTAATAGCCACTAACGGATCTTCATCCTCTGGGGCTGATATTTTTGCGGTATATTCTGCAATCAATTCAGACATAATAGGTGCAGAATACTGCGCCAATATATTATTTGCTTCAACTACTAACTGTTGTTGTTGAGCAGGAGATACTTGCTCGGCCTGCGCTTGTAATTGTTGGAACTGTTGTAACACTTCTGCTGGCATTTGTTGTTGCGCTAATACATCAGCTTTCATTTGTAAATGCTCCATTATGTGTGAGTGTATTAAAGCTTGTACCTGAGCGTTCATTTGAACGGGCGGAGTATTGAGCAGCGACATGTGGGTAGCAATATGGGCATCATGGTTTTGATTGGGGAACGCCTTGGCCACATTGCCTAACAGTAGCTGATTATTCTCAAACCCCGCCTCGACTGGCTGTGGCTCACCACTTGGAGGTGGTGTTAATATCTGATCGATATTGTCTACCCCAATAGCCGCATACATACGTTTATAAGATTCATAGATACCTGTTGGCCCGTGCACTTCTGGATTAGATTGCACTAGCTGCATCATTTCTTGCGCCATAGCGATCCTTTGTGACTGGCTAAATATATCTGGATTGGAGACAGGGAATATATCAACTCTCTCATCAAAATCAGATAGTTTGACTTGATTATTACCGCCAGCTATAGCGTAAGGATATTCAGGCGGTAAATACTCTTGAAATACATTTGCCAGTATTTGAAACTCTTTGCGTTGTGAATTGTGCAATCTTTTGTGAATAGCAGATAATACTTTAGTAGATCGCTCTAGCAGGGCAAGTGTGGTGCCTACAGGAGCATTTGGATTACCTTGACCAACATTTATTTCTGCAATAGAGGCAAATCTTTGACCTGAGGTAACTAAAATATTTAGTAAGCTTAAGAGTGTGCCGCTAGGCTCTTTAAATGGTAAAGGTTGTATAGATTCTCGTAATGATCCACCTGGAGCATCAACATCTCTGAACTCTCCGGGCTGGATTGGTGTATCTTCGTCTCTAATTCTAATACCACGTGTTTTAAAACCAGCAGGCAAGTTAGCTAAAGTACCAGCGTCAATCAATTGTCTAAGTATAGAAGTTGATGCTTTGGATAAACCACCAATCATGTGTGTTAAGCCAAAACCATAGAATCCTAATCCTGGTAAAAACTTAAAATGCACAAAATATTCAATTTTTTGTCGCAACGGGTCATTTTCAGCGTAATTACGGTAAATACTAAGAATATTGTTGTTATTACTGTCGATTGTGACAATATATGGCAGTTTCACACCAGTCATATTGCCTTGAGCATCTACATCTTCAAAGCCATCTATCTCTAAATTACAGTGAACTTCGTACAAAACAGACACCTCACCGGTATCATAACCAGGCTCCATACCTGATAATTCATCTATTTCTTCTTCAACTTGGCCATATTGAGCTGTATCCTCGCCATACGACACTTTTACCTTACGATAAAAGCCCATAGCCTGCATTTTAGCCACTTCATTCTCTGGCATTTTGACTACATTCGTGATTCTAGGGCAGGTTTCAAGGTCCGTAGTGAAATATGGCACTATTAAGTCCTCTGGAGCAATGAATTTAGATACTGCACGCCCTAATGACTCATCATAGTAGATTTTTTTGAAAGCTGAGCCGGCTAATGGTAGATAAAACAGCATTTGATCGAGTTCTTCGTCATACTCTTCCATTACATGCACGATTTGATAGTTCATGAAGTCAGAAACACGTTGCGCTTGTTCCTCTAAAGCAGAATCATAAGCACCAACAACTTGAGTTTTGACTGGACCGTTAGCAGGCAACAGCTCTTTGTATGCTTGCGCCTGGAAATTAGTTACTGCTTCACCTAAAAGTGGATGTATGACACCTGAAGCACCTTCAAAGGGCTCAGATCTTTCTTGATCAAACTTCATGCCTAAATATTTCAGGCCATCCGTATAGGTTTTTTCCCAGTCCTCACGTGATGCTTTGTCTTTTTCTATACCGTCACGTAATGAACTAGCTATTCTGCCTAGTTCACTTTCGCTTATTACTTCAGCAAGGTTACTATCAAAGCCTGTCTGCATAGGTTCGTCTTCACCTATTAAAACAGCACTCCCATCCTCTTGGATTTCAAAATCTTGTTCCCCGCTTTCCTCTATTGCCTCTAAGGCAACTGTCATATCCTCAGTCCCTTCAAGTTGAACTTCAGGCTGATTGTCTTGTCTTTCTATTGCCATTAATAATATACCCTTTTAACTGGAGGTCTATTGTCCTCTAAGTAGTCATCGTTTAATGAGACTAACCCTCCTTCTCTAAAACGCATCAGCGCTTGAGTCATAGTATCACATAAATCATCATTTTTACCAAAAGGGAAGGCAGCACACTCCTCTATCATCTCATCTGCAAACTTACGCTCTGGTGCCCACACTAACCCAGACTCAAAAATAGGAGCTACTGAGTGCATCCTGGTAGATTTATCATGTCCTCTTGTAGGCGAGTAATTAACTACCGGTATCCCTAACCTTCGCAGTTCGTGAGTAAGTGGCGTACCGGAGGCTTTAGATTCAATAATGGTCATGTCAGGATCCCAGTATTTATATTCCTCGTACGCTATACGTTTGAGCTCAGGAAAATCCCAACGACCACGTTGACAATCAAGCAAAATAATTGAATCTGGTTCATCCGGTGTAGGTTGAAAAACACCCCAAGTAGATATAGCTGAGTAGTCAGCATTTTGTTTTTTAGAAAAAGCCGTATCATAACTTTGAATTATATATTTAACTGGTGGTAACGATTCATTCTTCCAAGGCTGCCACCACTCTCGCTTGATAATTGAACCTTCTTCGGCGGTAGGAGTTTGCATCCACTGCGCATTCCACTTTTGCGTTGGCAGGGAGGCTTTTACTTTTTCTAATTCTGTCTTGTCCCAAAACTCTGGCCATAATGGATTACCTGATTCTTCAAAAATTGCGGGAAACTCTACAATATCCCACTGATCTGCTGTCGCTTCTTTTTGACCCTCTAATAAACGTGCCGTTAAATCTAAGGCACTCCAACGAGTCATCACTAAAATAATAGCACCTTTTGGTTGTAAACGCTGTCGGGGTCCAGAGGTGTACCATTCCCAACAAGCATCCATAGCGGTTGGACTGAGAGCATCTTGTTCGGAGTGTGGATCATCTATTATTAACAAATCCGCACCACGACCTGTTATCGCACCACCTACACCAGCGGCAAAATATTCACCACCTTTATCTGTCTCCCAACGCCCTGCTGATTTTGAATCAGCTTGCAGTTTAACATTTTCAAAAATACGTTTGTATTCTTCGGTATCCATCATGTTTCTAACCTTACGACCAAAGCGAACAGCAAGTTCGCCAGTATGGGTAGTTTGCATAATCTTACGCTTAGGTTGTCGACCCATAATCCAGGCAGGAAAGTAGGTAGAGCAAAATTCAGACTTAGTATGCCTTGGCGGCATATTAATGATTAACCGAGTGCACTTACCTTCTGCTACCTCTTGAAGTTTTTGGGCAAAGATTTTGTGATGGCGACCACAGATAAATTCTGGCCACATGTAATTGACAAACTCTAAAAAATCACCTTGGCAATCTTTTTGTTGTTGTAACAGTTGCAAGCGTTCTTGCAACATGAGGGTTTCACGTATTTCAGAATCAGAGAGGTGCGAAAAATTTGGGTTGCTCATAAATACTAATTAGCAGCAATACCTGATCTTATATAATCACCTAAGCCAAAGCCTCTATTTCTATCGTAAACCATTTCTAACTCTGCTTGAGTTTTTTTTAAACTGTTTAAATATTTATCAGCAGCTCTTTGTGCTGGCATACCATCGTAGGGTACGTTAGCTAACTCTCTTTCATAATTAGCTCGTTGCCTTCTATATTTTTTAATTAATCTATCAACACGCCTCATAATGGTTGCAGGAGCTTGTGCTTTTCTAACAGGACTAAAAGCCATTGCTGCTAACCCGCCGATACCCTGACCACGCAAGCCAAGGTTATCTACGATTTGTCGTGCGCCAGGGTTGAGCATTTGATACAAGGGACCGCCAAATGCACTACGCATTTCTGTAGGGCTTATAGGTTCTACTTTAGATACGGGTTGTATCTGGGTTAATAAGTTCAAAGCATTTGGTTGCATAATATTTAATTTATAGGTTCAAATGGACCAAAAGTAACTTTTATTGTTTCTGGTTTTGCTTTTTCTACTAATTGTTTTGCTTCATCATTCATTACTAATACCTCAAAATATCCTTTGCCTCTAGTATTTGTTAAAGGCTCTGCCGTAATCCCTAATATATCATCAATTGGAATGCTTTTGGTTTGCAATTGAGCATTTGCATAAGACGGATCCTTTTTGAATAGATTTAATAACTCACCCTCTGGTAACCATTTGGTCAATAAACCTGGTGCTGCATCTGGATTAGTTTCTAATCTATTTAAAACAATATTATCACCATAAAATTCTTTTAACTTACCTCTAGTGTCATTAAAGTTTTTATATAGATCGTATGCGTCTACTCTGTAAACATCTCCTTGAATCATCTTTTCTAATTCTGAAATATTACCTTTTACAACTCTCGAAATATCAACCTCATTAGCAATAAAGATAGGACGACTTTTTTGTGTATCTTTTACAGCAGTAATCAGAATTTCAGGAGAAACAAAGTCTTTATTTTTAATATTATCTGGCGTACCTACAATTTCATAATTTTTAACAAAATTATATTTATCTTTAGCAAAGTTATTTAACATTTTTGTATATGCAGCATTTTCACTAGGCGTTAGCCCAGCGGATAATTTTTCAGGTGAAAACTTTTCACTAATAGCTTTATATTTATCACCTAGTTTATTGTATGCTCTTTTTTCTGCAATTTTTTTAAATCTAGCTTCTCTTAATTTGCCACTTGATTCCAGTTTTGATATTGGTGTAGTTGATTTGATATTGCCATCCGCATCTATATTGTAAGTTGCCGTAGGTTTTAGATCTGCTAAATCAGCTATAACTTCATATTCATCTGCTGGAAGTAAATCATAATCTAAATCTTCTAGTAGCTCTTGCTCGTAAATAACTTCTTGTATTACGTCATCTCTTGATATATCACTTATATCTATCTCTTCATAATCAGCTATATTTTCTATTTTTTCATCAATTGTCATAGAGTAATTATTTTCTGCTAAATCTTCGACATAACGATTTTTTGCCGAATCACTAATAGAGGCTCTTAATGCCGGTACATAAGCTTTAACTCGATCTAATGGTATGTCATATTCAACCACAAAAGTATCACGAACAAGTTTTTCTAATTTTGCAGTACCTTCCTTTAAGGCTTTTTCTTGGGCTGCAGCTTTTTCAAAATTACCTGCAAACATGTCAGGTGCAACATAGTCATCTGTCGTAGTGTATATTTCTTTTACTCTTTCTCTTAAACCTTGATTTACAGCATGATTTGGATCAATTGTAGTGCTAGCAATTCCAGTTTCTGTTTGTAGTTTTTTGCCTCCCCCTTTGCCTAAATTTAAGTACCGATAAACTTTAATTTTGCCATCTTTATTTGCGAAACGTTGTAAATATTTTTGTGAGTTTAAAGACAGGCCTGAATTTTCTAAAGTATCAATAAATGGATTAATATCATTTATAAAATCTAAAGAACCAGCTTTTTTCTTACTTAGATCACCTCCGACCCAATCCTTTATTTGATCTATATCGTCTATATTTAAGTCTATTTTATATCTTTCTCTTGGATTATATTTGTCAGCTCTATAATTTGTTTGCACCTCAGTCAATTTATCTATATCAATATCTAAATCCTCTAGATCAAAACTTATTGGCTCCAAAGCATCTGTTATTTCTTTATTAAAAGTAAACTCAACCATTCTATCTTCTATCGGCAGGTTTTTAGGTTTACCTGATTTACTAGCTTTACCAATACCAGCGATTGCTGCTAAAGCTCCAGGTGCTTTGAGTAATCCTGCAATACCTGCACCTACTGCGGGAATACCGTAGGCAGTATCACCAACTACACCTAATCCTTGCAAGGGTGCAAATAAGTATCTATCTATACCACCAGCTGCAATATTTTCTGCAATTCCAGGCAAAGGTGCTCCAGATAATGCTTCAGTTACTGGCACATCCCTACTTGGAAACTCAGGGAATCTGCCAGCGGCATCTGCGATACCAGAACCAGGTGCAAAAACTGAACCAAGGTAAGCTAATTGAGCTGGTGTTAATAATGGGCCTTCTGCCTCTCGTTTCTCAGCTCGGGCTATTTGCTCAGGAGATGGAAAGAAAGGACTTTGCGTAACGTCTGTATTAAAGGGTGGACTTGCTACTTTCCCGTTGCGCTACCACCAAAACGCATATTGAGACCGGCTACAGGCATAGGCGGTACTTTACTTTCTTGTAGATTAATGATTTGTTGTTGGAGACCGTCTATTTGATCTGCTATAGCTTGGGCACGTTCAAATTCGTTGTTACGTACGGCCATATTATATTCTTGCATAAGATTTTTAATATCAGCGTTGATGGAAAATATCATCATATCTGGTGTTCTGGGTACGGGTGCAGGGGCTAGTGGGTCTGGCATACCACCTTCAGCCATAGGCATACGTTGCTCACCTGCCATAAGTGCATCTATATCGACACCTAAGATTGCAGCAGCTTGGTCAAGCTCTTCTTCGGTTATACCGTATTGTGCTAGGAATTGTTGGATTTCTTCTTCAGACATACCTTGATTGATTAACATCTGAATTATTTGAATGATCTGCATGAGGGCTCCTTGTGCCTCTTGCATTTCAGCTGGGTCTAGCTCTGCTTGTGCAGGTGCCATTTGCGCAGATAAATTACCCCCCATAGGAGTCCCTTCCATCATAGGAGCGGGAGCTACGTTAGGCATCATCATATCTTCTTCCATAAACACCTCTAAATTGGGCGTAGCTTTCGAGGTAATATTTTGGAGGTGAAAGCCACACCCGTTTAACTTTGAATAATTGTAGCACTAAAAAACCGTAGTGTGGAAGGATTGTGTAAAAATTGGTAATTGTATGTGAGAAACCTTGTGCAAGTATGTGTATATATATACTGCCCAAAATTAGGGGGATGGGGGGTCAAAAATTAGCTATTTGTGTCTATAAAATGCACCTTCTAGGGGACCCGTTATAACTGTAGCTTATAATGTGGATCTGTTTGGATCTCCGCTTTATAAGTTTTATGAATATATGTGATCGCAGCACTAATAAAAAAAGGGAGCTAATGCTCCCCTTCTTTTGTCCTGGCGGTTAACTAACACCAAGTCGGCGCTTCTTGTGGGTAGCTTTTACCCTCAACCACGCCAACCTCTATTTTGTATTCACCTGTCCCCCACTTGCCACCCTTGAGGATATAGTCGTCATTACCGTCGCCATTTAGATCAACTCCATCATGTGGACCGTAACCCGTCTTATAATCAAGCTGATCGGCTTGTGTGAGCTTCTCCTTCATTTTGTCGGCATATTCAAGGGCAAGGTCATATTGATTGTATTCATACTCACCCGTCTCCTCGTTCCTTGTATCAAGCCAACAAAATTCTTTGGTTTTTAAAAGGTCGCCTGTATCGTAATACCAACCGCCCTCTTCATGACCGCCATATGCTCGGTTAGTCTCATATATGTTTACATACCAAATAATGCGTTCATGTGTCGTTATATATCGTTTTACTTTATTATTCATAATTAAAATTACCTCGTTTAATGTGTTAAGAACCCATTATACACGCTTTTTATACTATATGTATAAATTGTTTTATGTTTGTATTTCTGCTTTTTTTTGAGG